TACAGAACCAGCGTTTTGTTGCCAAGTTAGTTTTGATGCTTGACTTGCTTCATATTTAAATCTATCAACTGGGTAACTATCTAATGCTGTAGTGCTTGCACCTGCTTGTGCTTGTGAAATAACCATTGCACCGTTTATGATGCGATTCCGCATGACTGAACTAATGGGTGCTAGAACTCCACCGCTTGCATCGACTACTCTATTGACATTTACGGTAGACATTATGCTAACTCCTCATCTGTTGGCTTGGGAAAGTCAGGATGCTCCCAAGAAGCTATATAGTCACCACGACCATCGCTGTCATTTTGTAAGCGGATTACAGTCAAGAAATCCTGTTGTGTAAGGCTAGGATATAAAGCCATGATTTTGTCGTATAAAGTCATTATGCAGCCCTCACCATTACTGCTTGGAAATAATTAAGGTTTTGATTTGCTCCTACAGCCATATTTAACCCTGAATTTTGAGTTACATATTGTTCAACATAATCCGTAGAACCATTCATATATATTAATGATGTAACTATCGCAGATATTCCTTGATTTGAATTAACAAATTGAGCAGAAGAATATGCAGAGCCATTTTTATAAATTGACACGTTTAAAGCACCAACAGTAGCACCAGTTGAATCTCTAATAGCGGCAGTTACTTGGTAATACCCAGCCACAGCAGGAGTAAAACGGTAATTAGTTGTAGAGTCAAAATTATTATTGGTATCAAAAACTTCTGTGTTATTTGCTATTTTTGTAGCTACAGCAGTTGTTAATGTTTGTGCGCCACCATAAGCACTAAACGCTGGCATATTTCCAGCAACCATGACTTCACCACTAGCAGCAGGTAATGTCTGCGTAAAGTTACTAGCAGTTGCAGGCTCTTGGATGGTGATTTGACCACCACCGCTTGATTGTAAGACTAGGCTCATTTATGGCTCCCTAAGTATCCGTTTATTTTAGTGGTATTCATATTAAAGGACAAGCCAACGCTGACCACTAGGAATCGTAACGGTAGCACCACTATTGATTGTGATTGGCCCTACTGATTCAGCATTTTTACCAGCAGAAAGTGTGTAGTCAGTAGTTACAATTACGCTGTTCTCCACAAACACCGTGTCACCACCGCCACCAGTAGCACCGCCACCTACTTGTGACCATGAACTACCTGAATAGCCTTCAAATTGAGCAAAAGAAGTGTTATAGCGAATCATTCCCGAATAAGGTGCTGCGCTTCGTTGCGCTGTAGTACCTACTGGCAAAGTTACTTGACCTGTTCCACCAAATTGCAATGTGTCATCAATACCGATTAAAGCACCAGTAATAGGGGTTTGACCGTCTGCGGCAATAGAGTTACTTAATGCTGTTGCAATATCGGTAAGCGTAGTATTAGCCCATGTAGAACTAATAGTTGTACCAGTTACAACAGGATTCCCTGCTGGTAGATTGTATGTACCTGACCCGTTTCTTGACATTATTTTTTCCCTTTTCTTAATTCTTCTGCCAGTTTTTCAGGCGTGAAATTAATAGCTTCCTGCACTTGTTTAGTTAATCTTTGCTTTTCTAAGGCTTCTGATCCTACTTCAACCATTGGGCCTGCCAGCGGAATTCTGTTTATTAACTTGCTAAACACCTTGTCCATAGCACTAGCTGTATTAGCGGTGTTTATTCCTAATGGGACATCGTAAACAAGGATAGCGGTATCACGCAAATTACGGATTTCTTCAGCACCTTTTTTACCAAACAAGTAGTCCAATTTGCCTGATTTATCAAGGTTTTTGACAACAGTATCAAATTGAGCAGCAGAAACAATACGCCTTCCTGATTCATCCGTTTTAATGTTCTTGGTGATGGCTTCACGCATATATTCTACGGTTTGACCTACCAGTTCACGGTATGCTTGCTGCCCTTCAGGGCCTGCCCTTTTAAGCGTTTGTCCAATTGCCCTAACATCATCAAGCGAACCATTCAAAATAGCGTGATCGAATACCTTTTCAAACGCTACTGCACGGTCAGTTGTACCTGCTTTTTTGCTTAATAACTTGTCAACTACGCCTACATTCTCAAATTCTCTTGCGTAGTTTGCTCGTAGTTTTCTAGCATCTTGGTATAGATTGCCGCCTTTACCCTCAGTAGAAGCATCAATTAACTTATTGATTTCTCTACCAAATTCAGCGTTTGTAGGTGTGCTGCCCGATAAACGACCTACCATCTTTCTAACTTCTTCAAGTTGATTGATGCTAATGTCACCAGCAGGTGCAAGCGTATCTAGCTTCATTTTTGCGCTGGTAATGATTGGCGCATTAATGGCTTCAGCTTCCAAACTGTCAAGGAAAGTTTTAATTGAATTTACATTAATTAATTCTTGGGTCTGACCTGATTCATCAGCCAGTTTGTAAGCGTTATTGATCTCTTTTTTAGCTGCTTTAGCTTTGTTTACTAATGCGCTATCGACTACTTTACCGACTTCATATAGGTTGTCAGGTGCAGCAGTCTTAGCCCCAATAGGCTCTAAAAATGCGTCAAAGTTAGACAGAATGCGTTGGTTTTGGTCTATTTTGCGATCAATGATTGGTCTGCCTACACCTTCAGGGTAGGTTTTCATTGTTTCCACTTCAAATTGCTGCTGACCTAATTCTTTTGTAGCTTGACCTTTAGTAAGCGGAACTGGCACTCGTAGCTGTTGTGCCATTTGCATACGGGTTAAGGCTTCAGGTGATTGTGCTGCGCCTACGCCTGACATAGTAGAAACAGGGGCAGGGGGTGGTGCAACTTGTCTTAGGGCTTGTGCCATGCGAGGCCCTACTTCTTGTACTGTTTGTGCAGCCTGTCTTACCTGTGTAGGAGTTCCACCCGCTGCTCTTGCATAGCTTGGCAGCATACCAACGCTAGGAATAACAGGGGGTAATTTGCTGGCTTCAAGCGCACTACCCATACTTTGCAGTATGTCTTGGCTTACAGGGCTAGTAGGCTGGTATTGAAACTGCTGGGCTAACTCAGGGCGATCTACACGCTGATTAGTGCCTTGTTGAATGTTTTGTACTATTCCTTTACCAACCCCTAAAAACGGTGCTGCTGCGCCTGTAACGATAGCTGCTGGCACTTCATATATAGCTTTTACCCGATCCATCATAGTACGGGGCGGCTCTTGCACTACAGGTGGATTTGGCACTTCGCCAACTAGCGTAGGAACATCGCTAGTAATGATGTTTCCTTGATCCATAACGAATCCAGCGGGTAAGCCGCCTTTTTGTTCTAGTACGAACCCTTGTGGAAGTGCCATTACTTAGTCCCCGTTGGTTTCCAATTAATACCGCCATCCGTAGATACAATACGCTCACCCGTTTTTGGATTAACAGCGTATTGTGGTGCGGAAACAGATACTTTGCCAGCCGATCTAGCGGCTTGAGTTTTAGCGTCACCTTGCGTTTTGGTGCTGATGCTATCCCAATCACCTTCAGGGTAATATTTTTTCTGCAAATTAATCATTTGATCGATTGTTGCTAAACGAGAAGCAATAGGAATGTTTGCATTTCCTAAATCACCAGCAAGTTTTTGGTACAAAATAACATCCAATACACCTTGTGGGCCTTCAAAGCGTGGTTGTTTCATTGTCAAAGCACCTGACAACAGATTTAACTGTGCGTCAGCTTTAGATGCTTCACCACCACCACCAAAAATTTCTCTAGTGCCAGTAACAATATTAGACAATCTGCCTGAACTTGGTGCTTCTGAACTTAACAAAGTAGATGCTGATTTTAATAAATCAAAATTTTCTTTTGCATTTGTAACATTAGTATCTTGTTTTTCGTAAAACTTAATAGCTAATTCTTCGTTTCTTTTTGGCGATAAATTAGGATTGTATTTATATTGCGGTTGTGCGGTAGCTGCTACTGTATTTGTAGCTGGCTGTGCAGAAACATTACCCATTGGCATACCGCCAGCAGGAACATTACCTGTAGGCATTGGTGCGCCAGCAGGGGAATTGCCCATTGGTGCGCCCATAGGTACTCCACCACCACCAGCACCCATACCTGTATTGTAGAAAAGGTTTGCTCTTGAAATTGCTTGATCGCCAGCTTTAAACTGTAAACTTGCTCTTTCGTATGCAGACATTTCAGGTTTAACACCGCCAACTTGGAAAGTGCTAATTGGATCATCTGAATTTACATTAATAACACCTTCACGGGTTTTGCCTGTTTTTTCATCAGTAAAGCTGGCTTTTTCCCATTTTGGCCCTTGCGTAAGATTCTTCATGCCAACCGCTTGCAATGCAGGATTAGATGCATTTGCAGCAAATAAGTTAGCAGCTTGACGATCAGGAACATTAGACATTAATGGTGCGCCTGTTGGTGTTGGGCCAGCCATTTCAGTCTGTCTAGGATTTATTAAATCTTGATATTGGCTTAACTCATCACCATAACGCTTACGCAATGCTTGGGCTAAATCTAATGCTTTTTTATCGCCTTTTTCTGCCATGCGTGTGCCAGCGTACATTTGCGCTAATGGCAGTACATTTTGAAAGAAACTAGGGGCAACATAACGACCACTAACCATTTGACCTTGTGGCTGCTGTTGACCTTGTTGCATCAAAGCCTGCGCCATTTGTTGTTGGCGGTTTAGTTGTTGCTGTTCTGCAAACAGTTCGGGGGGTAAAGTTCCAATAGCCATAATTAAAACCCTCGTTCTTGTGCTGCAAGCATTCTGCTTGATTGCGAATAAGGATCAGTTCCATATTGCTGAGAAATGCTATATTGGTTCATTGGGTTATAAGTGCTTAAACCACCCATTTGTACATCTTGGGCGTTCATAGCGGCTTGATCGGGCTTTTTACGAAGCATTGCTGCCATCATCATAGGATTCATTCCACCGCCTTGCCCTGTTTGACCAGCAGCTTGCGTTAGTGCTTGACCTTGTTGCATGGCGGCATTTTGATTTGCTTGTTGCGATGCAATGTTTTGAAATACAGGGCTTAAACCGCTTAAATCTTGCTGTTGTTGTCCTTGCATAATGTAAGGATTGTTTGCGTATTGATTATTCATGGCAATAGTCCGTAATTAACCGCTTTATAACCGTTATCAAGGGTAGTTACTGCTTGTGGGTACATAGCTTCTACTTCGTGTGCCATCACGCCAACAAACTTACCGTGTCCTGCCAAAGAGTGATCTTTAAACTCAGGTTTGTATTCAAATTCGTAAACTGGCAAGCCATTAGGCAGCCAATGTATTTGTTTAATGTTTTCTTTCATGCGGATGTCAGAAGCCATAATGCCAGCCCCAGCTAAACCCATTAAACCGCTATTAAAGTTCTGTTGTGATGCGTTTCTAGCGTTAAAGTCACCCATTTGGGCGTTGTAACCCATTTGACTAGCACCTAAAATATCAGCACCGCCTGTTGTGGCTTGTTGTGCAGAATTTACAAAAGATGGGTTTTGAACTTGTGCGCCAGTACGCAATGCACTTAATGTGTTAAGTGGCAGGTTGTATCTAGTAAGGGCTTGGTTAAATGCTTGTTGTTGGGCTTGATTACCAAAATTGCCACGATTGATTAAAGCCTGATTGGTAAATTGACCGCCCTGCAAACCTTGTGTAAACAAGTTTTGACCAATTTGTTGTCCAGCTAACTGCGAATTAGTAAGCAAATCATTTTGACCTTGGTTAAAGGTACGCATAGCGTTTTCGTATGCTTTTGTGCCTTGCACAATACCTTGGTTTGCTAGTCGTGCCGCTTGTGCATTGCTTTGCTGTTCCATTTGCGGCTGTAGACGGGCTTGTAGGATTTGATTTGCTTTGTCCCAGCCTTGCATACCGCTTGCATAATTGGGGTCGGTTACAAATTGCGAACCTAAATCAGTTTGAGTTTGTGGAATGTTTGGGTTAAAACCACGACCCATTACATCTTGAACTTGACCTAATTGGGATGTAATAGCAGAACCCAAGCCTAAACTAGCTTGGTTTTGCATATTCAAAATTTGCTGTTGTTCAGGACTTAAAGTCTGTGTGGCAGTCCAAATAGGGTTTCCACGGGAATCTGTGCCAGTTTCAGCATAATTCAGGTTTCCGTAAGGGGTAACTTGGTTTACACGGTTAGCAGCCGTAGCAGTTTGTGCTGCCGCAAGGTTTCCTGCTGCTGTTTCTTTAGCTGCCGCAGCATAATCAGGTGCTGCTGGCGCACTTGGCGCAGGCCCTAGTCCTAAAAATCCACCACCACCCATGTCATTCTCCTCTTGCTGTTCTTAAAGGGCATTTGATGTCGAGAAAGCGACAATCTTCACGCCTCATAGCCATAATCACTAAATCACCATCCATGTGAGCATCAGGGATTTCGGCTATTACTTTAAAACCAAGGTGTCGGTTTAGTTTTAAGGCAGATTCATTATCTGCACAAACTTGACCTAGTATAACGCTAACACCTATTTTGTTAAAGGGGTAATCGAAAGCCGCCCACAATAAATCTCTACTCATCCAATTTACTTCGTCTACTGCCGCAATGTGCATTTGACACGCTTTTGGCATAAAACTAGCAAATCCTACTACTGCCACTAAATTTCCGTCAATTTCCTGCCCAATGCATACTGTTTCTTCGGGTAACGGGTGGTTCATCATACGAACCAGCCAATCACCCATATATTTCTGATCTTCAGTAGTTACTTTACGCAATTACAGTACACCACCATTTTCCATTACATAATCGGTACTTGCCCAATGAAATTCGATGCCTTGTGAAGCCACATTAAGGTTGACTGAACCGCTGAAGCCTAGTCCGTGTACGCCTTGCCAAATCTTAGTTGTTACTAAACCACCACCCCAGTTAGCACCATCCCAAGTTGCTACATCCCAGCGACCAATTTGGTTAATTAATGGGTTAAAGGCTATTTGGTTGGTAAGTGGGATAGTGTCAAAATCTACGCTAATACCGCATAAAACAGTCGGCAAGCCGTTATCTGTCTGTAGAATAGGGCGTACTAGGGTAAAGCGTTTTAACTGCCCCTGTGATTCAAAATAGTTGTAGGCTTGCTGTGCAGTTGCAACAATGTTTGTGCCAGCATCGGAATTTGTTTCATAAAACCTACCTACAAACCCGTTGCCGCCAAAATACATACCAGTATCACCAGCGACTTCCCAACAATTAGCTGGAATACCCGTAAATCTGCCCCATGACTTAGTAATGCCGTGCATTACATACTGTTCCATGCCATTTCCAGTAGGAATAGACAAAATCAGCATATTTTCACTAGCAAAGTAGTTAATTTGCCAGCCAAAAAGGTCAAAGTATTCTGTAGCTGCTTGACTTACAGCAAAGAAAATCTTGTCTGTCAGGTTAATTCGGGGGTCTAAGCGGCTTGATTGCAGGGCAGAAGCCAATGGCACTAAACCGTCTTGGGTTAGCAAAAGTAAGTCACCTGCCCATTTAAAGAAGCACCTACGACTAAAGGTTTGACCTAGTTGCCATACGCCTTTTAACGCCCAAGTATCTGCATTTTCGGGGTCTGTACCGTTATAAACAATAACTTCACCCATAGAAGTAACGAATACTGCGTAATCGTCAGCACCTTGGCCTGCATCAATAGTCCAAGTACCCATTGCTTGTAAATAGCCTGAATTACGGGCAATACCACCAAAAAATAAAGGTTCAGCCACGCCAGCAATGGAATCTACTGGCAAATACCAGCAGGTAAGGGTGTCTTTTTGGGTAAAGTACAGCCTATTTTTAAACAGGTTTACATTGATAAATGTAGAAGAATCAACGCCTGTAATGCCTGTAACCGTGTAACTGCCTACTGTTGTAGCGTTTGAAGCTGGCGTACTAGCCATTGTGTATTCAAACTGAATATTGCTAATAACGGTAATAACATAAGCACCGTTGTATTCTGCTGGGCTTGCGCCTGAAATAACTACTCTGTTATTTGTTACCAAACCATGTGCGGTAGCAGTTGTTAATGTGGCAGTAGTTCCTGAAAAAGTAATGCTAGATATTACGCTTGCGGTGCTAGTTGTGGCAATGTAATAGCCTACTGAACCGTCAAATATAAGTACGGGATCTTCACCGTTACACGCTACCAAAAAATGCCCTGCGGCATTAGTTAAGTTGGTGTGTTGAAACTTATCGTTAGATAAACCAGTAAATACGGGTACTGCCGTAGCTGGCGTAGCATCATAAATGGTGTCACCAGCAGCAGCAAAAAGCCTATAACCTTCTGCTGTTGAAGTGTCTGTGTAGTTCATTAGCGTATTAACTGCACCTGTAATGCCTGTTGATGACTTGGTGTAGCCCTTACGCAAACTTACATCAGTAGGGGTAGGGTAAAAATTAACCAGTTGAACCGCATCCAATGGTGACATTGCTGCCAATGAATCCCTAGCGTTCCAGCCCCCAATAGGTGAGGGTAGCGATGTAGTCCTTGCTGTACGACCTTTAGCGACTGCCATGATTAACTACCGTACCCCGTGTCGGGTATGTTAGCCCAGCCAATAAGCACGGCACTTGGTTGTGGTGCAAAAGACAGGGTAGCAGAGCCTTTATCGTTAGCCTTGGCTATGTTTAGATAGCGCATATAGTCTTGTTGCAGCGCAGTAGTATCAAACGACTTGATTTGGAAGTACTTTAGCTTGGTAGCCAAAACCATAATCGTATCGTCTAGTACGGTTGTATCGGTATCGGCTGTAAAGCTATTCTTTACTTGGTTTGTTGCGCTTCTTGCCCAGCCTTTAGAACGGTACTCAAAACCTAGGTACTCAAGGGTGCTGTATGGTGGCCATATCTGAAATTCATTGCCAAGAATACGCCAACGAACCCGAGGGCCTGTTGAAATATAGCCTGATTTAAGCCATTGCCATTGCTGTGCGTCAACTGGGCCAAGCATTTGCCAATGTTTTGTCTTATCCCAATGGGTATTGTCTGTAACGGTTTCATAATCAGGCGGCAAGGGATACTTCGTTTTACTGAAGGTCACAGTACCGCCAACGCTTGTAGCCGAGGCTAACTGAGTAGTCGTTACGGTTGATCCTGAAACTGTGTTGACATAGGTATCTTGGGGGATAGCCGTGCCAACGATTGAGTATGTATCATCCAAACCTGTGGTATCAGCAACATTTAACAG